TCACTCAGCTTCGTTCCTTCCGGCAAAGGAATGCCACGAGCAGTTCCATCATATCCTTTGTTAGCTGCATCAAACTCATCCTTGCTAATCACATTCGAGTTGTATATGACATTCTCTCGAATAGACTGCCGAGCACGGCGTTCTTCGTCATTGATCTCGTTGATCGCATCTTGTTGATCAAGATAATACGTGATCTCTCCGTTCATCTTGTTTCCAACAGGCGGCATGTGAAACGCCAAGCTGGACAAAGGAAAGAATGTCTGTAGCTTGTACGGATCATCCCATACCCAAATAGGCCAGGACCAATCTTGATCATGGAACATGAACACACGACGAGTAGTCTTATCCCATACTACCCACACTTGCGTACGCCATGCACGTTCAAATGCATTCTGATCGTTGTATCCATATGTTGCCGGGTTTTCATCTGTGTTTTGTAACAGCTTGAAAGAGTTGACTAGATCATCTGCACTCTTGTCAGTGCCAGCAAATAGTACGTGCGTTGGTTTGTAGATAGACTCATACCTTTTATCCTGTCCCTCTATCTCTTTGCCATACTTTGCAGTGAGATACATGGTAGGAATTTTGTAGGACAACATCATCCATGCAGCGTCACTGTAGTCTGGCTCAACGCTATCAGGATCAATGATAACTTCACCAGGACGCTTCAATCGCACAAATGGTCCCTCTGGCTGCAAGAAGTCAAATCCTTCTTCAATAGCTTGCAACTGTCCTTCTAGCTCACGAATCTCATTCTGATCTGCGGCTTTCTCTAGTTTCTCTGCAATCACCTTCAAGTCTTCTAGTGCCTTCTGACTAGAGTTCTCTTTCAGTGTATATCCAACTTCAACATGCGCGACGTTTGTTACCATTGCGAGCACAACAGCTTGCTTCGCCTTTGGTTTGATATTAAACCCAGGGCTAGTTTTCATTCCTGCGAGTGTATTAACCAATTGTTCAACAGCATCAGCAAAGTCTTGGTTAGCATTATCACGTGCAGTAATCTCAGCAACAGGGTTCTTTGCATAGATTGCTGGCAGCATTGCACTAACAGTAGCAAATACGACATTCTCTGTCTCAGACAGCTTACGGTTCCTGCGATTGCTGTATGACAGATTACCCGCTTCGCCTTCGCGTGTTTGTCTGTGTCCCATTTGATCGTTGAGATAATACCGGATTGCCTCTTTGCACGCAGCGGAGTAATCCTCAACGCTTTTGACCCCAGCATCACGGCGAGATTGCCATAGCTTCCCTGTAAACTGACTTACAGGAATTTTCGTTTCACCAACGACTTTGTAAGATGCAGGCTGTGCAGCTTCTTCTTGGCTCTTTGTTTCGCCAACTTCTGCATCTACAGCTTCAATTACATTCTCAGGAGCAAGGGTATCGTCAGCCATGTATCACCTATGCAGCTTTGTGTCTATGAGGATTCTTGTCACCAGACTGCAACTGCTCACGCTCATGCCAATGCATCCAATCAGGTGTCTTGTTTGTGAACCGGCTGAGAATAGCAGCAACCTTTGGTCGGTCAGTCATGGCATACTTCAATGCATCCATTGCGTGATCGTCTTTGTCAACAGGACGATCAAGTGCCGTACCATCGTGATCCTTCATCCAACGGTACGTTGAGAACTCATCAGAGAGAAATGTCAGTTTGTCACTAATGTACAGATGTGGTGCCCCGAATTGGTCGGTGATAGGATTCTTATGGAATGCTTGTAGATGTAAGTATCCAGCATTCTTCATTATGCCACTGATGATATCATTATTCCCTCGAATGAGGTTGACTTTCATCTTGGCAAACTCGTCTGCAACTGTAGCACCGATAGAATCCTTCCCTCTACGGAACACAGCAGGATCGGCACGTACAACATTGGAAGAACAGCCCCATCTGCGTTGAATGACTTGTATCTCTCTAGCAAGCCATTCAATCGTTTTCTCTTTCTCATAGAATCCGTCAATGAAGATCGTATTGTTCTTGTTGTCCGTGAATCCTAGGAGGTAACACGCAGGAACAACAATGCCGTGATCGTATCCCTGTGTCCATGTCAGCTTGTGCGAAAAGCGAATGTCTCGCAGATACTCAGCAACTTCTTCGTGACGAAGTACATGCGTCGCAGTGTTGAACTGTGGATACACAAGTCCTTCATACGCTCCCCACTGTCCAAGCAGGAAACGATCTCGCATGTTCCCTTTATACGTTGCTTCGAGAAGCGCGATGTAATCTTCTCCAAGGTTGATCTTGTTCTCGTACGTTGACCCCTCGAATAGCTCAATCAACGCCTTCCCGTCTTTGTCCACAATCAGATCAGGATGCTTGTATCCTTGCATATGCATGTGCAACGGCTTGATCAACTTTGAGTAAATCCAATTACTCGTAGGATTGCTAGTCATAATAATCCAACGAGGACCAGACTTCGGCATGTTCTTGTCTGTGCCAGTATACTCAGCACTGCCACGGAGACGACCAAGAAGATCAAGAAAGTCTTTGTATGTAATCTCAGGATCGTCCGCTTGATCTATGATGATCAAATCGTACGTAGCAGACAGAAGGTTACTTGTTTTATCCACTCCCTGTCCACCAGTCTGTTTGACATAGCGGAAGTGAAACGTAGTACCATTCCTGAGTTCGATGTTGTTGTCTGTCTTGTTATGGCTCTTGATCCATTCGCCTGGGCACCACTTAAGAAACTCTTTCTTGATGGTATCATTCAACTTCGGGAACGTAGCACGAAGCACTGCAACAGACATGCCTGGATAAACTTGTGCAAGCCGCAAACCTTTGACAACAGCACTGCTAGTTTTACCATTAGCAAAGCCACCACCAAAGATTTGTATCTTCTGTGTAGAAGCAAGGAAGCGTTCGTGTATACTTCCTTGCTCTATGCGAAAGACTGGCTTACCCATTGTACTATTTCTGCTTCTTTTGCAGAGCGCGTTGCTGCATTGCTTTCTTCAACATGCTTCCGCCTTTGTCTGCTTGATTAAACTCACGACCAACACTTTGCGGAACACCAACCTTCTTTGCAAACGCTGGATTATGAGCAACAGCAGCCATCATTCGCGCTTGTTGAGGACTCTTGCTAGGCATTGTATTCCTCGCTTGTATTACGGGGAAAGAACGTCGATAAAGCCGTACAGATCGGCAACAAGTGCAGCCGAGTTACCTGTCGTTAGCGACAAATACAACGTTGAAGCAACAGTTGCATCTGTGCCATTAACTGCGGCCATTGTGGCATCTACGATCTTGTTCGCACCAGTAAGATTCGCCCATGATTGAGCAGCAGCTACTAGTGCATTGCCTCCTTTAGCAGTTGCTGTGTAAATTCCACCAGCACAAGCAACACTAAATGCGCCAGAGCGAAGCACAGCCACAACTCGTCGAAGAACATACTGAGATGGCACATTTGGAATGAGCCAAGTAAACGCTTGATCAGTAGTTAACTGCATATTAGCGTTTGTTAGCTTTAGTGCCGGGTATTGAACTGGAATTATTGCAGGAGGAACTTTGATCATTGTTACTCTCCATGCCCCTCAGAGATATACAATGAAGTCGCACTTGCAGCAATGTATGCAATATGCGTATCCGCGTATTGCCCTGTTACTCCAACATTACGTGTAAGAGTAACAACAGCCCCAGGAGGAATTGGAAAGCTATTTAGTGTTGGAGTTGCGGTTGGAACAACAGCAGCAACGTTTTGATCTCCAAGCGCAACAAATACAGGAATCGTGCCAGGATTGTAGAGATATAGTGTACTACCAGGAATTGCGATCCGCGTTGGTGTCTGTTGCCCAAGATTCGGATCATTGATATTCTGTGCTTGAGCAGAGTCAATTTGCACACGAGCACTAGCAGCAGCAACAGACACAAGTGCTGTCATACCAGGAGTGAATGCCTTGTTATGCGCCATTAACGTTCTCCAACTTTGGAAGTGTCAAAGTGACATTCGGTGTATTTGTCTTAGACGTTTTATCGACAATCTCGATACGAAGGCCACCATCCATCGTATGTTTGTGATTGACGATCTCTGCCGGTCTGTGTCCTGTTCTGTCAAGAATGTCTTTGCTGGCGGCAAGAGCAAGCATTTCATCTTGACTAGCAGATATCTGCACAACTCGCATTGCAGCACTTTTGCTTGCCGCAGATAGAAATGCACGAATGTTATCGGAATCCGATTCGATGATCTGCTCAACAACTGCTTCTTGTAGCTTTGTGTACACATCAGACATACGAATGATGCCAACCTGTTTGACTGACAGGTTAGTTGCAATCGCTATGTCCTCGTCTGACAGTCCGTATAAAGAGTACGACAAGACAACAGCAGATGCATTACACATATCTGTTGTTGATGGAAGATCAATCAACTTTCGTTGCGTCTTAGCAAGAATGTGCTGTGCCTGTCCATCAGACTGCACTAGCACATTCTCACTAGACTTCTTGCGTTCGATTGTGCCATCGGGATGTAACAATGAACCATCAGCAAGCACTAATGGTGCGCCCGGATCAGGGAGTGTTTCTCCCTCTTTCGGCAAAGAACGCGCCACTATTAATACTCCATATCAAGTCCAGCAGGCGCATTCTCAAGACGCTGATGAGCTTGATATGCTTCATGCACTTTACGGCGCATCATCGCATCGAGCAATTCTTTGACATTACTGGCCGCACCTGGATCACCTTCGCCCATCATTGCAGCGCGCATTGCTGGATCAAATTGACCACGCTGCATGATAGACGGCGGAATAGCCGGTTTACCAGTTGGTAAAAATGTCTCAGAACGCATACTTGCTGATGAAGGTTCACCAGTTGCTACGCTAGCTGCGGGTGCATTGCTTTCCCCCGGTCCCCGAATAGGAGCCGGTTCAACTCTCCCCGCAATGTTTGCTCCACTTCGGCCAGCGTTTCGCAAGCTCCGTCCGCGTGCAAGCACACCGGCACCTCCCGCAGCAAGCGCGGCAAGAGCAGCAAGCAACGGCGATACTCCACTGCCTGTATTGTCGGGTCCAGTTGACTGAGATCGCTGAGTGTCTTGTTCAGTTGCATCGCCTTGATGTTCTGGTTCTGCATTTTCATTCTCCGATGGATGAGTGCCAGGAGGCTCACCACTTTCCTCAGAAATGTGTTGCGAAGATACACCATTAGAATTGGTTTTCACACCTTCACGGATGTAACTCGCATCAGGCTCTTGTACTGTACCATCACCTTGCTGAGAACGCAAGCGATTTAATTCTTCTGGCGTGTATCCAAGTTGCTGTGGAGCTTCGGGACGTGCCTTCGGCGGCTTTGGGAGTGCATTCTTCTTTCCAGGCATTGACCGTGCAATCGTCTTGTCGATGTTGCTTGATATATCAGCCGAACGACTAGCAGCAGAATCTGTCGTGTTTACTCCAGCTTCCCGTAGCATATCCGCAGCACCAGACGGATTGCCTGCCATGAAAGATGCAACACTATTAATGTTGTATGCAGTCAATGGCGCTTTGGTTGCTTTAAGATACGCGATTGCATTGTCTCGGTTAGTAGCCATGTGTGCAGTCTCCTTACTTTCCAACCTGTCCACCACCGCCACTACCAAGTACTGTAGGATACCCCGAGATAGTCGGGTTCAGTGTGAAGTTACGATTGAAGATGTTTTGCCATGCAGTCAAATCTGCGGCAGTAGTTGCACGATTGACAGTCGTAACAGTCTCCATCGTAATCAAGCCACCAAGTCCTTTGGAATCCGTTAGTCCAGTTGGAGCAGTGCGACGTGTATAAGTATCCGTTGCAGTGCCGCCAACAGCAGCACCAAGCAACGTATAACCAACACGACGAATTTGCCGCATCAATCCTCGACCAAGATGATACGAAATGCGCCGTTCAAGTGACGACCGATTATGTGCAAGCGCATACGTAGCACCTTGGGCAACGGGAGCAATTTTCTCCCAAAACACGCTTGCAGTAGTCGTGCCCATTGTCGGAATCGGAAGGGACATGGTTTGTCTCCGTAGTAATATCGTGAACGCTTGAAAGAATAATACACTATATCTAGTACGTTCACAAGGATAATACACCACCCCTCGATGTGTTGTTTATACCATATAATTCAACGGTCTGTCAAGGGGGCGAACGGAGTGAGCCCCGACGATCCCCCCTCACCTTCCCATCCCTCTCACACTCCCGCACTTCCAAACACTCTCTGTGATACATCCTCTATGTCAACACATTGCGCTAGTATCTCCGCGTGTATGTTGTATGAATATGTGCAAATCCGGCGTGATTGAGGTACTGTGGGGGCGGCGCGGTGATTCACGTCCCTAGTTTTGCTTTCGGGGCGGGGAATGCCGGGGTGGGAGTCGATCATCACACTCGCGCGCATGTTTGTTGTATGCACTTTCACACATGCACGCAACAGTGCGGTTTGTCATACACGTATCGCTTGTGCACGTAATGCGTGTGTCATGCGCGATGGTACAACCTAGCGCGCGCAACACGTGTTGTGTCGTGGTGTAGCGTGGTGTAGCGTGGCGTGTAGCATGGCGTGTAGCGTGGCATGGCGTGGCGTGTCTGCTACGTGTCGCATTGCATGTCTGCTAACGCATTGTTCCACATGGCCAATTCAACGTGTTGACATAACCCGCAAGATCACAGATAATCATCATGCCCCGTAGTGATACGGGTTGCGGCGAGCGTGCCAATGTTACCAGTGAAGCAATCTGGGCTTGCACGTTCCGTCGGTGCTGTTTGACAAGTGAACGTAGCGAGTTAGTACGTAACATTGTGTTACGTGCGCTCGCTGCATTGTTGAGAAGGAATAGACCCTATGAATGCGTCTAACGTTGTCCCCGCCGCCGTTGTTTCCGCTAACCAAGCGGCGGCTGAGAAGATCGCAAAAAATCGCGCGGCGAACACTCGCAAGCCGCGCCAGTCTGACAAACCAGTGTCAAACACGTTGATCGACACGGTACGCCGCGAGATTGACGTTGCTATCACTGAACAAGGCAAGGCAGGCATCAAGGCGCAGGCCGTTGCCTATCACGTGCTGCAAATGATCAACAGCGAGGAACTACAATCGCGCCTGTTTCTCGTGCCACAAGGTGCCAGTGAAGCGTACAACAAAGCCCGCACTGGCATTGTGAACGATATCCTTGGCAAAGCGCCGTCATTCACAAAGACAACGGGCTTCAATAACTCGATTGGCAATACCAAGATGACATATGCCGCAAGGGCGCAACTCTTGCGTAGGGCATGTGGTATTGCGTGGTCCGTCTATGCGATATGCGACACAATCGAGTTTGATCCATCGCGCGGTTTCAAGGTGCCAGCGATTGCACTTTGCCCTACTGGCGCGGAATTGATCGATCGTCAGGCAGATGCAGTGTTCCTTGACGGCGAAAAGACAAGCAATGTTCACTACATGATCGAAACGAAAGACGACACGACCTACCGCAGTGTCCGGGCAAGTGAGGCTCAACTCATGC